TGCTGGCCCACTCGAAAGCATTTCCAGCGCGTTAGTTCTGTATGCCGCTTGAGCGTTTGGATTTAGGGCAACTTTTTTCGCTTCATTTATTTGACGGTCTAACAACGGAATCAAAGATTCCATCTTCGCAACCATTTGAGCATTTGTGTCGCCCGGTTGCGGCACCAATCTTGCTATGTTTTGTTGCGTATAAACGGAACCTTTGTCAGACAATGACTTGGTAAGAGGAACTTGTGCGCCCAGATTTACAGCCCGTAGGTTTGCCGCTTCCCTTAAAGCAGGTTCATCATATGAACCTCCGAAAAGGCCTGTTGCAAAGTTACCAACCCTTGAACCGATACCTGACAAATCCCCTTGTGCCGCCGTAGAAATGTCAATGTTAGTGACTTCTTCTGGCGGTATTTCCGTTGGGGGGACGTTCATGGTAACGCCGCCCGGCACCTGACTTTGCAAAAAATCAGAGAAACTTCCTGTAAAGCCGTTTTGTTTCGCAAATTGAAAGTTTGTAATGTCTGCTGTTGTGGGTGGTTTCTTTGGGGCAAATTGATTTCTTATTATTTGCTCTGCGGCAAGATTTGGCGCGGCAGCCATAGCTAGGCTTTGCATGTCCACAGGATTGCCAGCCATGTCGCGACCACCCATTTGCGCGGCTGTGGTCAGCCGTTGTAAATTTAACTGCTGCGCTTCTTGCCGCCGACGTTCTTCTTCCTGTGCCGAAATATCGTCTAAAAGAGAGTACGCCCCTAGACCACCCCGCAGAGCTTGATTAAATGATTGCCCTTCAAGCAAGCCTGCGCCAGCCGTGAGCAAACCAAGACTAGAAGCTAAATTTAAGTCGTTAATATTCATCAGAAACCCCTAACCTAAAAGACCTAAACCAGCACCGACCAACGCCCCAAACGGCCCTGCCCCCAAACCAAGTGCGCCGCTAAATCCCATATTACCAGCAAGGCCACCCAACGCGGCACCGCTTAATGCACCACCAGCCGCAGAACTCAAGGCAGAGGGGGCGTTGCTTGGCCCTGTTCGGTTAAATCCGGTAGGAGTGGGATTCAAACCAGCCGCAGAAGCACGGTTAGCAAGCTGTTGTTGCTGGGCTGCATTAAGTTCATTTATAAAGTCTTGCTGTGCCTGAATCTGTGCTTGCTGCATCCCGCGCTGATCCTGACCAACGCCTTGCAGAATAGCCAAATCTCTTAACTCTTGTTGCGCCAACGCTGGGGCCATGCCAGCCGCTTGCAACTGACGGGCGCGGTTTTGCTGTTCTAACGCACTAAGCTGGCTTGCAGCTTGCATTTGCCGTGCGCGGTCTGCCTCGACCTGTCGTGCAAGAATAGGAGCCGCCGCACCTGTTACCCCTGCGCCCAAGGCAGAGCCAAACGCCCCGCTACCCAAACGACCACCAAGGGCGTATTGAGATGTCGCCTGATTGACTGCACCCGAAATCGCGTTGTCGATCTGTGTTTGTAAAAATGGGTTGGTCTGAGATCGCCCTGCGGCTATGTCCCCAAGAAAGCCCTCCGCATAAGTTGGTCGAGTGTCGCCGCCTATTACACCACCTAGCAAGCCTTGTGCTTGCTGAACAGTAGGATCACCAGCCGCCGCTCGTTCTGCAATCATCGACTGCGCTTGCTGTTCTAGCGGTGTAAAACCAGCTATACGATCACCCGCAAAAACTGCTGGCTGTATTCCTTGTGCAAACCTATAGGTGTCTCGTAATTGATTTTGCAAAAACTGAGGTATTTCTTGCACCTGAGTTACGGTTTGTGAACCGCCGCCACCTTTACCCATCTTCTAACTCCATTTCAAAATGAATGAATTTTGGCTCAAAATTTCTTTTGCCCAACCAACGCTTCCAACCAGAACGTCCGTAAGCCTCGAAATGTGTGCAGCCATTTTGTTTGGCGATTGGCTTTAGTGTTTCTAACACTAAGTCAATCCAGTTTTTCATATCCCTGCCGCCGACGTATTCGATGGCGTATCCTTTCCGGGCTTGCGGATAATTAATAATTCTTGTCGTCACTGCGGCGACCAAATTTTCGTCTTTTACAACTAACCACAGGACTGATATGCGCTGTTGGCAATCTGAGTAAATGTCGTAAGCATCTACTTTGCCTTCTGCCGTAGCTATCGCGGGTTGCAAAAACTTTAGTGCCGCATCCCAAAAGCTGTCTATTAACTCAACAGGTACAGGCAAAAACTGGTACTCATCCGATGACGACATACTTAAACGTCCGATCAGTTTGCCCGTTGTTCGCATGAGTGATAGTGAACGTCTGCTTTCCCCGTGATGAGACAAACATTGTTGCCAACTCAGCCGCCGCATTTGCGGTGGTCGGCATAAACAAAATAACACTGTCCGGGCCAGATCGCGCCTCTGCAACTACCGTACTGGTCGCGCTGGCAGTTAAGGTTACAGACCCCGTGCTGTTTAACTTTCCATCAATCGTTCTGTTTACGACCTCGGCTATTTGCCTTGGTTCTGCCCCCATTGGCGGCAGTGTGCGAAACTGATTAGACATTAACGCTCACCCGTGGCTGCGCCATCAATGTCAACACCTTGTGCAAAGTTCCAGTTTCCCGTTAGGTTGCACCGAACTCTATGAAACCGACCTTGTGACCTGGTCGGGCAAAACCCGTCTGCGTTCAATGAAGCCGCCGTACCTAGTGTGACGCTATCGGTTTGGCGGTTTCTTGTCCCAACCTGAACAGTCACGGTGCCACCTTCCGTAAAAGGAATGACCCTGTGAAGAACAGCATGTTTGTTTGTGGCGACGTTAAACTCCGATGTCTCCACCATTGCCTCTAATGACGACCCTGTGAAACTATGCAGTTTTTTCTGCTTGGAGCCGCCGAATATATAGCCACCACCTTTATACAAGTCGCTATCCAGAGAAGCTGGCAGAGCATCTAGTGTTGCCGCAATATTGTTTAAATTCTCAACGGTGTATCCAGCCGTGAAATATGGGGCAAGAAACTCTGTCTCAAACTCGCCGTAAGACCATCGGTCTAGTGCGTAATTATAAATAATTACCTTGTCTGGCTCTGCGGCTGTAGCTGAGTTTGAAATAAACGACCACATTACTATCTGGTTTTGTGGGTCAACCGCAGCCGACATTCTATCGGCTTGCTGGCTGTCAAACTCAGACAGAAACCATCTGTTGACCTTTTCCGCCCCGATTGGTCGTGAGCGTTGCCCGTCAAAGGCGTAAAAACCGTCATTGCTAAGATAAAAGACTTGGTGCCCAACATTTGCCACGCTGCCTGCATGTGAGCAACCGCGCGTAGTTTCTACCTTGTCAAACTGAAAGATTAGCGGCGTACCAACATAAGTTGCTCGAACAATCGCCCGTTCCAGCAAGATCGTTGCATACTCGCCGCCAACCAAGCCTGTGACTTCACCAGCGTCAGCAATATCCTGACTGTCGGCCTGATTGGTTCCGGTTGTCCAAGACGTTGCATCATTGATTGCAGACCATCGAACCCTGTAAGGCACCTCTCCGCTACCTTCATCAACGTAGGCAGACATGATAAAGTCGCGCACACTGGCAATAAACTTAGCCTTGGGACTGCCCGACACATCAGCAAATGTTGAAGACGAGCCAAGCACATAGCTTTGCAGTGTTTCGCCTGTTCCCCCCGCAGCTATAACTCTGTCGCCAAACTGGACAAACTTCCAATATTCGTCATCAGAAAGCGTGTATCCACCGCCCTTGCCGATGCTGTCTAAACCACTGTCAGAGGCATCGAACTCGTAGAGTTTCCCTGCATCTCCAATAAATAGCTTAATGTTACCGCTATTGTCTTTTGCGGGGAAAATGCCGCGTATTCTGTTGTCGGCTGCACCGCTTAAAGCCTCAAGAGTTTTGATAGGAGCATACCCCGACGCAGACGGTAAAACATTTTGCGCCTCAGTAGACCCGGCGTTTTGAAAGTCGGGTTGATCGGGCATCCATTCGCCAAACTTTATCATTGATCTAACCAAACCTCTGAGCCGCTTGAAGCGGGTGTCCACGTTTCAGCACCAGCCGCTATCTCAGACCAAGTTTCTGAGCCTGCCGCTATTTCTGTCCAATCCTCGCCTAATTTTTCTATATCTATAGAAACCGTAACTGTCGGGTCTGCTGTTCCGGCAGCAAGGAAAGTTCCGATTGATGCGCCCACCACCGACACGCTTGCATCGACGCTTGCGTTAGTAGACAGAACAGCGTTGTAACTTGCCACTGTAGTAACGGCAAAACTGACTGCGCTCGAAACCTGTCTTACAGGTATTGCCGCCCCTGTGACCGACACGGCAATACTTGCCGCTCCGTCCATACGCGCAATAAACGCGGCAGAGGCCGCTACTGATGCTGCCCCCGTCACCGATGCTGCTACTTGCGCTACTCTGGTAGCTATAGCGGATTCCGTGACTGCGATGGCTGCTGCACCAGCTACGGTGCGAACCAAAATGGCACTTGCTGCCTCAGTAACTGCAATGTTTTCAGAGCCACTAACCTGTCGGACAGGTATTGCGGCACCTGTAGCAGTTACAGCTACATTCGCCGTTCCTGAAACGCTTTGTATGCGCTGGGCTGCGGCGGTAGTCGTTACGGCAACACTCGCAGCCCCATCCATAGGAATGAAGAACTGCAACTGTCCAGAAACCGTAACGGCAATGCTTGCCGTTGCTGTTGGCGCAATCAGCACCGCAAGCGACGTTAAGTTATCTAAAGTGCCAAGAGCATCAAGGCTGTCCAGCGTTCCCCACGCATCCAACTGGTCAATAGTTGGATTTTCCCAAGGCAGTGCGTCGAGATTGTCAAGCGTGTTGGGCAGTGCATCAAGACTGCCCGTTAATTGTTCTAGTGATGGTGTATTTGTCGCCATGACACCACCTGTTAGGCGGCAGTTACGTCGAGATCACCCGCAGCAACTTTCAAAATATCCCCCGACCCAATCGTCTTGGCTGCGCTAAACGCGCCATGCACAAGAAGATTGCCCGAAGACGCGGCATCATAAATTCCAAAATGACTGACTGAACCCCATGACCCGGTGGCGGCGGCAAATTCTACCGCAGCAGAATTATCTGTTGTACCGCCAGAGGCCGCGTCAAAGTTAATTGCAACGCGGGAGTAGTTGTTGCCGGACAACTCTGTGCCAGAGGCGTCGTCACCCAACGAGCCTGTGCTTAGACCCAAATAAGCCTGTGATGGAAATGTGTAAGCCGATGTTCCTAACAAATGGTCGAGAATTTTGTTTTCGGCGTAATCGCTCAATGCTGACATATTATGCTCCTATATATTCTGTAGACATGGAAAGACCGCCCTGCCCAAATCTGGCTTTTTCCATGTCACGTTTGATTTCATCAATGGCGCGAGTAAAATACTGATCGTAGGTTTGCGCCCGACCTTCGTTCATCAAGAATGAGTAGGCGTGTGTTAAAGAGCCATACAAGTATGCGTCGGGGTGCCTAGTTAGAACGGTGTTGGTTGCATTTGAATCCGACAAAGCATCAACGCCCTCGCCATAGACCATTTCAACCGTCACCGTGGCATTTGGTATAGGTCGCAAAGCAACCTCGGTTCCTATAATTGTATATGCCTTTGGTGTGCCGCCCGACGTTGTTGGATACTCTGTGTAAAAACTGGTCGGCGTAAGATAGTCTAAAACACGTTGCGGCGAGTTGTTTGTTTTAATCATTCTAATAACGCGCAAATCGGTGGGTAGAGATATGAACTCATCATCGGCAGTAGTCGATGCCGTGACGCGCTTTTCCTGACTTCTAGTGTCAAGCTCTCTGCTCATACGCGCTTCTGTAAGACTGATAAAATCAGGAATATCTGTTGTTAAATCATCACGCGCTAGAAATGACGCTATTGCTGATTTCAACTCTGTGTAGGTTGTTAGGGCCATTACATTTTACCTGTGTCAGTCCGAAAAAACCGATTGTCATAATCATTGAGCCACTTGCGCCACTCTGTCGGGTTTTTCTGAGGATCGCCAAACTTTTGCAAAAGTTCGTGGTACAAGCCTGTCGGTATCTCTGCCACCTTTC